GAGCAAAAACCGTATGCTGGCTTTCAATGCCAGTCGGTTCGGCAACGACCTCATCGGCCTCGCAAATCGATTCCTGCCCATTGCAACGAATCAGTTTCACGGTCAACATGCGTACTTCTCCTTCGTGCTATGCCCGGTGCCGCCGGGCGCGGGTGGATGTCGGCGGCGCCGAACTGCGCGAGAAACTTGGGAATATCCTTAAATTTCAATGGGCCGGCGGCGGCGCCGAATGCATGGCGCGGGCTTGCCCCGAACGTGGGGAAATGCGATATTTGAGGGAACCTGGCGAGCGGCGTGGAATTACGTAGACACGCAGGTGGTGCGCCCGTGCCGGATCGGGATAGGAGGGCTGACGGACTCCCTCGCCAGGGCATCTACCTCAGCGCCTTCCACGCCCGCCCCCAATACCGGAAGCGATCTTCCCAGCCGTTTAGCCCGCCGTTGATCCGCCTGGTGATCGTCAGGAAGTCCCGCTTGTCGGCGAGCACTTCCAGCCCTCGGGTTTTCCAGTAGTCGCAGGCGATCAGGACCGACGTGTCGGGATCGGCCGCGAGCTCGGGATCGACCTCGAGGTCGAGCTTGAGGCGCGTGCCGGCGCCGCGGTAATTGGCCCGTCCGGTGAGCTGGAAGATGCCGCGGCCGTGATAGCGCGCGCCGTCGCCGGGCTCGACATTGCCCAAGTCAGCGCGGCCGTCATAGCGGGCGAAATAGGCGGGCCCGCCATATTCCTCGAGCGTCTTGAAGCCGGCCGTCTCATGGCAAGCCTGCGCCAGGAATATTGCCTGCCGGTCGACGGTGTTGATCTCGTAGACCGGCCACCACTGGCTCATGGCGAGGGCTAGAGGCTCGGCGAGCGATCGGGCGTCGCCGGCTATCGTGGTGAGCAGCGCCGCGTCAACCATGCGTCCCCGCGATCAGCGCGGGCACGCGCCCGAGGAAGGACCGCGCCTCGTCCTCGTCGAGCGCGCCGGCGCGCAGGTCGCGCACGACGCCGACGACATGCTCGACGATCGGCCCGGCCTTGGCCGGCGGCAGCGCGGCGCAGGCGTCCGTGATGATCCGCTTGACGTCCGCGCCGTCGGCGAGCAGCTCGTCGATCAGGGCCATGTCCGCCTCCTCGTTCGCTCGTATGCGATCATTTTCCGCCACGCCTTCGGGTCGCGCTTTTTCAGCGCACGGCGGGCGTCGCGCTTCTCGTGGCCGGTCATGAGCGGTCCCGAATAGGCCAGCAGAACAGGTAGGCCGTCTTGAGCGCGCTGGCCTTGCGCTTGTAGACTTCGGAATGACAGAGCGTGCGGCCGTTCCTGGCTTTGACGCGGAAGTACCAGCCGGTCTTCGCTTTCAGGATTTCGACGGTCACCCGCCACCTATCGGGGTCAGGAAGATGCCCTTGACGGTGACGGTGATCATCCAGCCGATAATTCCCAGGAGCATGACGATCGCCGATCCGCCGAGTGTCAGCAGGAGCGTCACCCACCGCCTTTCCATGCGGTTGATCCGGCCATGAAGCTCGCCCCCCAGTGCTAGGACGTCGTTGCCTACCTTGTGCCGATCTCGCTTGGCCTCTCTCCGCTCTTCAATGCAGTCGTCGATATGCGCGCGCAGATTCGCCCGGTCCTCCTTGGCGGCGTCCTGAAGCGCTTGGATGACGGCAGCAAAATTGGCGTCGTTCATGCCGTGCCTTTTCAGAGGGGGACTCATCGGGCCACCAAGCGGTAGCCGCGGGCGAAAACGCCTTCGATCTTCACGCCGAAGGGCTCGGCAAACCGCCTTATGTCGGCCGCGTACCGGGCCATGATCTGATCGGCGCCGACCGGGATATCCCCCCCACCCCACAGGGCCGCGACGATCTCGGATGTCGAGACGAATTCCCCGCGCTTTCGGTCCAGGATGGTCAAGAACTCTGTTTCCTGCGGCGACATGCTGAACTTGATGCCGGCGATGGTGATCGAGTTGTCGTCCAGGCTGATCCGGACCGGCCGAGATTCGACAGGCGAGCTGCACAAGGGGCAGATCATCGCGACCGCCACTTGGTCCCCGCCGCCGTGAGGCAGGCGACCCCTCGCTGGTTCGTGATTAGGACCGTCCAGTTGCCGGTTTTGGGGTCGACCGTGATCTCATAGGCGTACTTGCCCCCCGTGATCTCCCCTACCCCGATGGTGGTTTCGCCTATTTCGTTTAGAGCCTGGATAATCGGGGTATGTAAGCCGCATACGGGTTGGGCAGTGCCTTGGCCTTCATTTTGCCCGAAAGCTGTGGCAGGTAGAAAACAGAGGCCCATGGAGAGGACCAGGACGGTCGGGCTGCAAGGGGCCATGGCCGTCACCTCCTTTACAGGTGAGGGGTGTGGAAGTGCCCGTAGCTCTAACTACGGGGGCGGGCGGGGCGGGTCGCGAGACTCGCCCCGTTTGGTTGTGGTAGGATGGCAGATCAACCTGAGGGGGTTGCCATGCCGTACCCGGAAATGGACGACATTCTGTTAGCCGCTATCCTCCAATTGCTTGGGGCCGTCATTCTCGTGAGCGGGCTGATAGGGCTGGCGGTCCGCTGGCTGTGGTGAACCCGGCGCGCCGTTAATCAGGCCACGAACAACGGCGTCAGCGCCTCGGCACAGCGGCGGGCCGCTGTCTGCAATTCGGCGGTGCCGAGATGTAGCGGGTCTGCCGCCGAACCGGGCAGATCGGCCAGCGAGACCGGTACGGCGCCATCAAAGAAATGCCGCCAATCGGGATCACAGATCAGGCGCTGGTTGTCTTGGACCTTGTCCCAATATGGTCGTTCCGCCCAATCAGGGCAGATGAAAAGTTCCGCCACTGCGACGGGCAGCACCGAATGTTGCGTTTCCGCGCGGAACGCCGCGAAAATCGCCGCCATGCTCTCATCGTAACGGATTGCCTGATCGACATAGCAGGACGGATTCTCGCCGTGAAACCAGAGCAACGCGCCGGCGACCGCATCAAGCGGTTGAAGGGCCGAATTGAATACCGACACGGCATTGTTGAAACGCGGCTGACCGGGCATCCATGTTGAGATGGTACTGCCACCGACCGCGGCGTTGATCAGCGTCGCATCGCAATCCGGCACCAACTCCTTGAACCGCGCGATGAACGCGGCGCCGGCTTGATTGGCCATGTTCATGCCGTTCGACTGGCCACACATGATGAAGATGTAGCGCGGCGTCGCCGGGGGAGGCGGCGCGCTATCGTCGATCATTGCACGCATTGCCACTGCGGATTGACTGTCGACATAAAAGCCGCTGGTTATGCCGGGCGGCACATTGACACCCTGTTTCGATGCGCGCGCAACGACGATGGAAGCATTGGTCGGCGCCGTGTTTGAACACCAAGCCATGAAACGATGGATGCCGGTCTGCGGCACGGTAAAGGGCGCGGCCAAGGTGGTATCGGCCCAGCCGCCGCCCGGATGCGCGAAACTCTGGCTGAGCAAGACCTCATAGCTGCTCGCGCTGATTTCGCAGCCGATCTTGAGATCGTAGGTCTTCGCGGCCGTCGAGTAAATTCCCAGAGCGGTGACAGTCGCGCCAGCGGGCAACGTTACCGAGCGGTCCACGATGGTATGATTCCAGTTGCGTTCTTCAGTCGTAGGCGACGCGCCAAAGAAGATGGTCATCTTGGCCCTTTTTACTCTTCGTACATAATGTTGATCTGGCCAGCGTCAAAAGTATCACCTTTTGCGGTGACCGAGAGACGGTCTAACTCTTCAGAGAGTGTTTTACTGCCACCACCGCTAAGTCCCAGCGTCGTTGAGCCGTAGGCGACATGCATCGAAGTCCAGGTGTTGCCATTCAATCGAGTCAAAATCATCGTGCCCGAGAATGCATTCGCGGCGGTCAGGCTTCTGATCAAAAACCCGGTTGCTTCTGATGCCGCTCCTATACCACTACCCGAAAACGTATTTCCCCAAGATGCATATCCGGTGGATTCAAGCCCCCCCGAATCGCCGATCTGCACGACAAACCCAGCCGTACCATTCGCCGACACGCCATCAAACATAATGGTTACCCGGTTCAATCCAGAGGGCAGGCCGGTGAAATCTATCGATGTGCTGGACGTGCTGGATTGCACCGTTCCACGGGTTATACTTACTCCCGCAACCTGCCCATCAATATATGCCTTGGCACTCTGTTGCGTCGGAACGTGCGAAGACGAATTCGAGACCATGCTGTCTTCGTCCAGCACAGCGAGAGGCAGACCGTTGGCGCGCAGATATCTCCGAAGTCTCCAATCAGCCGCCGTGGTGTACTGGACGAACTCAGCCTCATCACCGGCCGTGACAACGATATTGGCCGAGGATGGCAGCACAAGCGCCGTCGAGTGCGTCAGGACAAGGGTGGAATCGAAGTGAAAGCCGACCTGTGTTCCAATCCGCACCGCACCTATCGTGTTGATCGTCGTGCCACCAGTTACGTCGAAATAATTGCCCGTGCTGCCCAGCGTCAGGCTGTTGGCCGAAGCAAGGTCGCCGCCTTTGTTCCAGGACTGGATGCCGACCCAGGCCAACCCGGTCGAGGTCAGCAGGCCGAGATTGGTTGAACTATTTCCAATATCCACGTCGGCGGCGGAACCGAAGTTAAGCCCATCCGTGGACTTCCACGCCGTCGTTGAAGCGAGCGCCAGCAGAGAATTCGAGAAAGCCGTAACGCCCGATAGTGCAACAGTCACGCGCGAGACCGCGACGTTGTCCGTGCCGATGGTGATCTTTGTCGCGGTGGAGCTGCTGTTGAACGCCCAGAAAGACGTGGCGTTTAGGGTGCCTCGGTCCACGTAAACCAGCGTGCCTGGGATGGCGTCCTTGGCACCGTCGAAGTCTCGCGCCCGAATCCAAGTGGAATTGTCGGCCATATAGATGCCGTTCTCGGTCGGGTCCGTTTGGTCCTTCACGAGAACGCGCTCGCAGCTTCCGACCGAGATACCGTCGATGGTCTGCGCGCCCAACAGGGTGATGTTCACACCCGTGGTGGTGACGGCGCAGGCGGGCTTGACGGCGGCGCCGATGTTGAAGCCTGAGAGACGGTCAGTCGTGGCCATATGCTCTTTCCAATTAAAAAGGGCAGCCCGAAGACTGCCCTTGGAAACTGTTATCGTTGATGGTACGCGCTAGTCGAGGAAGCCCTTAGGCAGACACTTCGTCAATTCGCCCCGGCTGTACTCTTTCCACTCGACCGCCCAGCCAGTTTTCAGCATCTCGCATGACAGGTCGAGACTGCTGTCCCCGTCGAGGGAGCATTTTGAGACCATGCGATTGTAACTGGTCCCTACCGTGATGCATATCAACTGCCGCCCGGCCGTAAGTCGTTCGAGCGCGTCCTTGGAGCGAATCCCGGCGGCAATGATACTCGACCTGTCGAGGCCCTTGCGTTCGAGCATGATCGTCGCCGGCCCGTGTTCCCTGTCGGACGCGAAGGCCGGCGGGGTATCGATCCCCCATATGCGGATATGGATGCCATGAATGACGATGGTGTCGCCATCGATGACCCTGGCAAAGCCGGACTGGTAGCGGCTAATCGTGTCCAAGCCCTCGGCATGCCCACGATGCGTGGTCAGGACGATGATGAGCCCCGCGAGAACGAGCCAGATACTTTTCATTGCATGGCCGGGAGTTGCATACCGGGCGGCATTTTCTGCTGCTGTGCCTCGGCTTGTTTTTGTTTGACCAACTGTGCGAGCACCGTGAATTTCGGGTCCGCCAGTATCTTCTGGGCCGCCATCTGTCGGTATTGGTGGATGGTCTGCTTGATGTACTGGGCCTTCATACCCTCGGGTCCGTCGCTATAGAGCTTTTGGTACAGCTCGGAATAGGCACTTTTACCAGAAACGACGCTGTCAAGGAAGTCCTTCGCCCCCATGTTGTTGTGGCCGGGAGATTTAAGTTCGTTTCCCGCCAACCTGACATATTCGTCGTAGGCTTCGGGATAGTCCCGGAAATTGATGGCTACGCCGGCAAAGCTGGTCTTCTTCGCGATCCGCAGAACGCCCACCCCCAATCGCGTCATCTCGGCATCGATAGGGCTGTCGATCGGTTCCGATACCTTGGCGGGCGAAGTAAGATCGAACGTGCGCCCATAAACTGCCTGGGGCTCGACCGCCTTACCCCATAAATCCCGTCGTGGCGTGAGGCGCTCTTTCATCCCGAGCAACCGCTGTTGAATGGCCGACCACGGCCCCATGACCTCTTTCGCTGTCGGGTCGATGGCGCGGTTGATCGTGTTCTGCGCGGAACCTAGAGGCACCATGGCGCCCAAAAGGTTGTTGATGTACGACGGCGCGAATTGCTTCGGGTCTTTCGCCACTGCAGCAAGATCGGCAGCGCCCTGCATGAACGACTGATCGACAATGCTTTGTGTGACGGCATACCCGGCCCCCCCGATGATCTCCGTCAGCTCGTCGTAATCCTCGGGCGAGAAATCCGAGGCCCTGACCAGCTCCGCCATGGTCGCGACGGCACTGAGCATCATACCGATCGAAGTCCCTCGATTGTACTGATACCATTTGCCGTCGATATAAACGCTGTACGGCTGCCAGCCCTGGCGTTGTAGAGCCTCGCGCTCCCCTTGATTAGACGGGCCGGCTCCGGTCGCGGCACCGTCATAAGCGGTATCGGCGAACACCGCGAGAATGGCCGATCCTGTAGCAGCACGGGCAAGCGCGATATCCGCCCTCGCCCCTCCTGCCGCAACATCCGCCCGCCATTGAGCGACAAAAGGAGCAAGCGGGCTGCGCTCGAAACTGTAGCGGAAGAGATTAGCGGGTGTACGGACGAACGGCATGGCCAGAACGGAAGGCGGGACGTTCTGCCTGACCTTCATCGCCGCTTCGGCCCACTTCCCTGGGGCATTGGTGAACGTCTGGTATAAAGCAGCGTCTACCGCCGCGATGCGTATTCCTTCGCTCGGGTTGTTCGCCAGTTGGGCCATGCGTTCATACAAAGCAGGCCCGCTCAATCCTTCGGCGGTGGCTTGCCTCAACGATTGGGCGTAGACCTCCATGCGATAACCGACGGCCTTGAAGAACGAATCTTCAGCGCCGAGCAACCTCCCCGGCACGCGGGTTGCGAAGCCCAGATAATCCACGGCCTTGCCAAGTCCTGTTTGGCGGAACGCTTCAGCGGCAGCGGGGTCCTTGCCAATCTCAACGGCAATGCGTCTCGCCGTCAGCGCCGGTTCATGCGGCAGATCAATCTTACCTGGGATAGCTCCCGATTCTCCGGTGGTAAGCGATTTCGACGCCGCGCGGAGCGCATCCCGAAGGCTTTGCATCATGCCGTAAGTTTGGGCCAGCTCCTCGCCACCCGCCACGCCTTCCCCCGGCACACGACGGAGTGCCTTACTGATTTTCCCAGCTACGGCCCGTTCGTAAATCTGCTGAAACGCCGTGATGATATTCGAACTTGTATTTGCCGCGTGGGTCGCGGGATTCCACAAGAGGCCGTTGACGAAACTTTCTTGAACGATGTCCCACGATGTCGCCCCCCAGCCTTTTCTGGCAAATGCCGCGATGGCATCCGGTGAAGCTTTCATATCCGCGAGAGTGGCGAGACGCTGCGCTAGCCCCCGGCTCATCTCCTGCCCGCCGGATTGGTCGAGCAGCATTTGAATCGCTCGGGCTTTCTCTATTCCACCCCCAGCGGGAATGGCCCAGCTTTGAAGAGCACGAGCGGTTTCAGTCCTGGCCCCGATAACTTCAGCCTGTAAAGCAGCGTGGACGCTCATCATCCGGCGGAAGTTGTAGAGATCGACCGCGCCCGCGTTTGGATCGGCCGCTTTCTTCGCCAGTTCCGTTAGCTTCTCGGCGGAAGCCGCCCACAACTGCCGGGCGGCGAGTGCTTCCTCGGCGTTGAACAACTGCCCCTGTCTACGAGACAGAACGTCGCCAACCTTGAGCCCCAGACTATCCGCCGCCGCCTTCGTGGCTTCGTTGGTCCTCACGCCTCGTGTCGCTTCCTTGACTTCCGGGGCGAACGCATCGGCCATCTGCCCAATAGTTTTCTTCACATCCTCGGGCGTGTTGATACGGGCGAAGTTGACATAGACTTCTTTCCCCCCCGCTTCGCCGGACTTGACCAAACCTTTGGCCGCGATGTCGGTCGGCACACCGGTTTCTGTCGCACCCTTCTCTAATTTCTTGGCAATACGTGCCGTGCGGAATCCTGTGGGTTCTGTCGATACCAGCGGTGCCTTCGGGTCGCCCAGAGCGATCTGCTCATCCGCTACAGTTCCGTACTGTGCTTTCTGCTGCTCGACCATCGACATGGCCTTGGTCGGTTCGCGCCCGGCTGACCGGGAGGCGCGGATGAACTGCACACCCCGCCACACGCCTTCGGCAAGTTTCTGCGCGCCCTTGACTCCCAAAACAGTAAGTTCCGTCGCAATGGCATTCTTGGCCCTGGCCATCCCCTCGCTATCTTCCGGGCCTACCGAAAGAGCATCGGTAATGGGATTCTTGAGCGAGGGAACACGCTCGATCAGATTCGCTAGGTTGCCTTCGTAGGGGTCGAACGCCACGCCTCCCGCCGCGACCGTTCCAGCCGTTCCGCCGCCGAAAGCCTTCGCCCCCACGGCAAACTGCGCAATGCTTTGGACTACGCCGGACGTGACAGAGCGAGGTTTGGGAAGGCCGCCGGATTGGGACTGTTCCAGCCACGCCGCGATCCGCTGGCCGGGATTGCGTGTACCCTCAGGGCCTACGTCGCCTATTCCAAGCGTGCCGAGGTTCTGCTCAAGCCATGTAGCAAGACTGTCCCCCGCCCGGAACATCTCGGCCGAGCCCTTCAAGACGCCGGTTGCCACCATGGTCGGGAGTTGCACGAGCCCCGATCCGATATCGCGTCCGATCCTTTCGACAATACCGGGAACCTCCAGCCCTGGAGGGGCAGTCTTGGTCTTGGCCTCTCCCAATCCGGCGGTCATCGATTCCGGTTGCCCGGTTCCGCCAGACCCGACGGTCTTCGGCGTCTCCCCGCGATATCGTGCCGCGATTGATTCGGCATCGGCTAGATCCTGCGAAAACCCGACAAGCGAGTCCTTGAGATACACGCCGAACACGCCCGGATATTCGGGAATGGGCTTGACCGCGATATTGTCGTCAGGAGGCGCGGCCGTCTGCGCTTCCACGCGCTGCCGGGCCGCGTCGACCAGCGCATCGGCACTGGCCTGCTGAACGTGAACGCCGTAGTCCTGACCGGTTGCGAAATCAGTCATTGGGGTTTCGCGGCGTTAGGGCGACCCGTGGGCTTAGGCGACGTATTCCCGCCTTTCATCGTCAAGATGCCGCGCCAGTTTTTGATCTTCTGCAATTCCTCGGTCAACTGATCGCGCGTGAACTTACCATTGTCGAATGCTTCCAAGGCTTGACGTTCCGCCGCGTCGATATCTCCGACACTGAGACTGTCTCGCGTCCCGGTGAAAAACCGAGGCAGTCCTTGCGTCAGGCTCATCTGTTCGAAGCCGATAACCTGATAGCGCTTGACCACCGCCTCCGCTTCCTGCTGATAGGCGGTTCTGTCGGCCTGAGGATTGGCCTCCGCCCACGCATCGAACTCGGCCATGGCATTCTGTTGCGCCACCTTCCCGGCGGACGCAGCCGGGCCGACCAGAAGCTGACCGGGATCGAGCGAAACCTGAACGCGCGTCCTGGCGGATTTGTACGGGCTCGCCGGCCGGTCATCCGCGAGGGCGGATCGATTCTTGCCGACCAGCGATTCATAGGTATTGACCGTGATATCGCGATTGGCGAGGGCGCGGCCCGCATCCGGCACGATATCCTGCGTGGTCAGACGTTCCGTCAAATCAGCAACCACGGCGGGGTTGTCGCGACCATCCTCGCCCGTGAACGCCTTGGTTAGAGCAACGTAGTCGCCCTGGTCGAGGCGCGGCTTGTTCTGGTCGAGCCAGTCGGCCGTCAACCCCCCTTGACGCCACAAGTCCCACCCGTCCTTAGCGGCCAGATCGCTCTGCTGTTTTAACTTTTTCTCGGCCAGCCGCTCGTTTCGGTCGTTGATTGCGTTCGAGAGATTCATCAGCTGCAGCGAGCGTGAGACCGCGCTGTTCGTCAGGGATTCACGGCGCAGCGGGTCGAGGTGTGTGAACATCTTAGGATTAGCGAGCATCTGAGTCGCTTGCCCCGGATTGTCCGAGATCATCTGCAAGACCTTGACTTCATCGAGTCGTCCCTGGAAAGCACGAACGCGCTTCCCGCCGTCAACCGCGGAGATAATGCCGGCGCGCACCATCTTATCGACGGACACCACGCCATTGGTAACCAGTTTGTCGTATTCCGTCTTGCTATTGGACCGCGACGCGAGTTGAGCCGTTTCCTCAAGGTTCTGATCCAATGCTGCGACCGACTGATCGATCAGCTTTGTGTTGCCGATCTCGCGAACCTTCAAGGCTTGATCGAGCAGCAGGGATTCGTATTTGCCCTGGAATTCAGCCAACCCCTGCTTATCCAGCCCCTTCGAGTGAACTTCGGATATCTTCTTGGAGCGCTCCTCGAATCGCTTTCCGTAGGTTTCGACGTCGGGATCGTTCTTTAGATCGAGAACGAACACCTTCATATCCGCCGCCGCACGGGTGACCGCGGAGTCGACCTGCGCCCCACGACGGACGGCTAGAAGACGCTCGTTGACTATCGCAGTCTTGTACGCGGCATCCGCCAGCGATTCCAAGCCCTCCCCGGCCTTCGCGGCATAGCCCGCCTGCGCACTGGCAGCCCTACGGATAGGCGCGGCCAGTCCTTCCCCACCGGGCAGGGCTATGGTCTGGCGCCGCCCGCCGGGCTGTATGTCAGGGCGTTGGCCGAAGGCTGTAGCGTCCGGGAGCTTTGCCACTTAGCGATAATCCTGGTACGGCGCCGCGTACTTCGCATAGAGCGGCGATGTCCCACCGGCGATGGTCCCCGTCCCGCCACCCCTATAGAACGAATACGTTGCGCCCGCCGATGCGGCATTGCTTAAACCGGACACGATTGCCTGATCGGCTTTAGCATTGGCAAGACGCCGCTCGACCTCACCTGCGTAGCGCGTCCCTTCCGCCCCCGCCCGTTCAAGTACGGCACCGTAATCCAGGGCGCGCGTAAGCTGGTCGCCCTCGAACTCAGTTCGTGTCGCAGCCGACTCGCCTCGATAACGTGCCGTCAAAGCGCGATACTCGGCTTCGGTGTCGATATCTCCCAAAATGCCTGTAACCGTAGGATCATTCACCCCCCCACCCGAGGCAGCAGCCAGAGCACGCGCACGCGAGGCAACCAGATTGCCCTGCCGTCTCTGATCGATCGCGTCTCTTTGCGAAGCGGCACGTTGCTCGTTGGCCAATCGAGCGGTCTCGGCCCTCTCTTGTCCGGAGCGGATTTCCATCTGGTCGGCGCGACGACCGGCAAGGGTCGCCTCGTATTCCGCAGCTTGTTTTGCAGCCTGACCTGCAGCACGCTGCGCACTGGCCTGCTGTGCAGCAGCCACCATCGAAAGGACAGCCGCTGCGATCATGAACCACATGGCGTACCTAAATTTTGTCTTTAGTTTCGATGGTGATCACGGCCCCAAGTACTGTACAGGGGCGAGGCGCGGAAGCGTAAAGGACCAGACGGCTATCCGTGTGCCAATTACCGGGGAAGGGAATGGAATCGTAATCGTAGTCGGTGTGGATCGTATCCGTCGAAACCACGGCGCCCGATTCTATCCTTGGTAAAGGATCGAGATTTGACGTGGACGGCCCGAATTCCAAACCTTGCGCGTGCGTGTCGGCCAGAATCACGGACACATGATCGATACGTTTTCTCTGTGTCAACGCTGTCCCAGCGCTCGCCGCATAAGCCAGCTTGGCGCTCTTGAAGAGGGCTGTGTACGGCAGTCCGACGACAACGCTGCTTGACGCTGTGGAGAGTGTAATTTCCCCTGTACTGGACACCGTGTAGCTGCCCAAGTCCTTTCCGTCACCCCAGGCGATGACGCTTTCCCCCGTCAGATGATCCAGTCCGGTAACGAGTGTCGTGGCCGTGCTTTCCTGCAGGAGAAACGAATCGGCTTGCTTGTTGGCCTGTCCGCCTCGGGCCTCCGATTCCAGCGCCCATTTCTCCCAGTACCACCTCGCACCACCGTTGATGATGCGTTTCACCAGATAGTAGACCGAATCCTCGACATCCCCAGGAAGGACCGCCACATCCTCGATGACGCCATTTACTCCATCAGCATCTCCGGTTTCGATATCGATCCAGCACAGAACATTCTCCGCCGGGTCGGTCACAAGTAGCGCCACCGTTCCATCTGAACGAACACAGTGAAGACGCGTATCGGGTTGTCTTTGCACAGCCATCTTGACGATGCCAGGCTCGCCCATTTCCGGGACGACGATGGTCCGGTCCAGGGACTCGAAATCCAACGAACCTGTGGGCACGTTGATTTCCATCACCCGCACACCGCCGGCTTGGACGTAATAAGCCCGACGGTCCACCTGAACCGCTTGAACCCCTGCCGAGCCTTGTGTGGAGATGTCCCGAAGCGAGAAGTTTGTCGGTGTAAGCGGCTCTTCGAGAGAAGATGTTTTAGCCTGAACCTCCGAACCCTGTGAACCGAGAATCAACCTTGTAAGGCTTACAAGCCATTCGATAACATCGACCGGCCCCTGACCCACTGACCTGTTGATCGGCCCGGAGTCTCCTTCAGTATCCTGGTCGAAACTCTCGAAGGCATCAGATACGGAAAGCCATAGTTTTGCCTTCCCGGCCCAACCGATGCGTCCTTCATGAAGCGTGACGGACGAAGGCCAACCTCTTTCGTCCGACCAGTCTCCTTCCGACCAAAGTTCAGAGGGTGTGGTGGAGCCGAACGCAGTTAGAACAATGGCACTCGATTCCGTGGCAGATACGACACTGACGATCCGCGCCCTTCCGGTGATCCCACCCGCCGCATAGCTGAGGCTGCCGATCATCGATGCTAGCGTGGAGCCGATGTCGGTCGTCCCGGACCCTAACCGGTAGAAGATAATCTGATTGTCCTGCGCGTCGTCATGCGTGGAATTGATGGTCGAAGTAAACGCAAGGCCCGATACGTTGGACCAATTCCCCACTTCTCCGACACTGCGTTGTACTCGAATGGTGTCCAATGTAGAGGCGTGCGTCGTGACCTCGATCTGGAATTTTCGTCCGTCCTCAACACCGGAAACCCGGATCGGATCTGACCATTGATCGGCACCAGTTACGGTGACATCCACCTCCTGTCCTACGGACGTCACCTCGAACAGCGCCCCTACGTGACCGGACTTGAACAGTGGTTGATCGCACGAGAGCGTGATATTCCCGGTCTTTCCAGAGGGTGTGAGTTGTTTGTTCGTGATGTTGATATTGCGGAACGGCCCGTCTTCCGGGTCGTACACCACGACCGCCCAGGACTCCGCAGCATGTCTTTCGATGCGTCTCTGCTGAACCCCATAAGCAGAGAGGAAGATCACATCGCCAGATTGCTTCCAGCGCAGATCATCAAGGTTCGCCAAGCCCCACGGGGCATCAAGCGTCATGTCGCCGGACGATTCGATCGCCACGGTATCAACAAGACTGGTGTATTCCGCGTTCGCGGCGAACTCGACCCAGAAGTTTCCAGTGGACGTGATCTTGAACGAGTAGTTGCCAGGTCGGAGAGTCGTTTCCTCCAGGTAATCGTCACCGGCTGAGGACGACCCCACTTTGATTACAGGACGTCCACGTTCCACCGTCACCGCCAGCCCATGACTTTGAGCTGCTGCCGTGATTTCCTGCCGGCGAATCGCGCGGCTGAACCTTGTACCAGTCAACCCCATGTAGTTGCCGGACACCCATTCGGATGTAGACCCGGACTCGTCGGCGTCCGTCCATCCGGTAAGCCCCGTGCTGGTAAATGTCCCTCCGGTAATGACGGAAGTAGAGCCGGCGCGCTCGATCAGAGCATCGTCCACCCACACATGGATATGTTCGTCCGTCACCTCTATCAGAGCCGTGTCGGTGGAGGAGAACACGAAAGGCACCGGACGTGCCCGAGTATGCGCCTGCCCGATATATTGGAGCCCCGGACGGAGCATCATGCTGCCAAGGGTTCGGGGAACCCAGTTGGTTTGCACTTCAGCTGACATGCGCGTGCGGTCCAGGTCGGTGCGTGCCAAGCCGAGACGGGAAATAATTCCTCGGTTAAAGGTGTGTAGAGCGACCGTCGTGCGCGCCATTATCCGATCAACCGGCCACGCTTGCCACGCTCCGAGCCCCTGCGACCGTATCGAGCCTGTTCCCAAGAACTCGGGGGTGGGAAGCGCGGCGGCGCCTGCTGCGCGTCCTTGGAGCGCGCATCCACCAGAAGACGCTTGACTTTCTTCTGTAGTCTCTCGTCGTCGGTATCGTTTTTCAGCCGAGACGACAAAGCACGGTAGCCGAGATCATGGCCGGCCCACATGGTGAAAGTCTCCGGCCATTTGGAAAAATCGCCGCCGAAATCCGCATCGTCAGAAATGAACCGTAGATAAAGAGGGTCGACGTCGGCGAAGATGTAGTTTCCCTCTATCTCGAAGTCCGTCAGCGGATAGGAGAATCTCTCGTCCGCAGAGATCATGTCCAGGCGCACGAAATCGCTCGGCTTCTCGAACGCCTCGGAATAGCCGAAATCCATCGTCACATCCGACGACGGATCAAGCTTCACTGCACGCGTGGCAAAGTCCCAATAGCCCTGTTCAAGCCAATACCGCACCGCGCCGTTTCCCTGGCTCCATACTTCGTCCAGCAGGCGGCGCGTCTCGCTGCTTTCAGTCAAGGAATCCACGCTACGCTCCCCCACCGCGCGCGCGGCGATCTGGTACAGTTGCAGACGAGAAGTCGTCATGTCAGCCCAACTGCCTCAAATAGTTGATGGCCTGTTGGCGCGGATAGAAGCCGGCCTTGATCACTTCTCCCGTGGGGCCGACGACGGCAAACTTTGCGCCGGGGCTGATCCATTTCACCTTGTTGGCGAAAGCCTCTGCATCGTCTACCGCCACCTCCTTGGTGTCGTACTCGACATGCCAACGGACGGCTACTTTGGCACCCACCTTGTCGACGTACATCACCCGGAGTTCCGCTTCCCAGGAACCGTCCTCGCAGAAAGCCGTGATGATGTTGGTCGGCTCTATTTCTCGGACGTAGTGCGCCCAATAACCAGGTTGGAGGATCGTATCCAATGTGGTGCCGGCAGGGATGTCGGCCGCCAGTCGCCGCCAGATAGCGGACTCGTCCTTGTGCAGGCGGCCGTAGTGAAGCTTGGGCGGCATCTTGCTCTGTGTCATGAACGCTCCTGTATTGAGTTGTCAACGCTGGCCAGTCCTCGGCGTTGATTCAGATAATTCTGTGCCTCGCTCGCTGGCCAGAACCCCCTTTTGATCAGAACCCCGCATGAGGTGTAAATTCCAAAACATTTCCAGCCGAGCACCCATCTCACTTCATGGGCCAGAATATTGCTTTCGCTGCTCATTTAGGATTCCCATAAAAAAGGGCGCCCCCGAAAGGACGCCCTAGTTGAGTGGGCCGAAGCCCTATCGCGCTGGGACGCGATTACGAGCCGAGGCCGATGGTGGTCCCGACACTGATGTCCGTGGTGGTCGAGCCAACCACAAGCACCGAGTGAGAGGTGATGATCCCGCCGGTCGAGGTGTGGTGGATCACCTGGTCACCGACCTTGAAACCAAGCTCCAGGCCATCGGTGAAGAAGTTGACCGCCTCGATATCCGAGGAGATGTGGGTGGACACATAGTGCCAGGTGCGGACGCCAGCGATACCCTGAGTCTGCAGGACCGGCACGTTGGGCGAGGTGGAGGTCGAGCTGAGATAAGCCATGTTCAATCCTCCTTACGTAGCCGCATAGCCAGAGGCGTTGTGCAACATCTGCACAATGCCGCTGTTCTGCAGCAGCTTGGCGCCCATGTGGACGGAGACGCGAGCCCAGCTGTAAGCCTGCTCCTCGTCATACCCGACCGGACTGTCGATGCCGTCCTTGTCCACCGCGCAACCCATGGCGTTGCGGTGGAACATGTAGCACTGCTCCGACGTACCAGCACCGCCAGCACCGACCGAGCCGGTCAAGCGGGCGTGGATCATCCAGTTGACGCCCATCCAGCGGCGGAAGCGTCGAGCAGGACCGGTGAAGGGCTTCACCTCCACGTAGTCGGCCGACGCATATTCGGGGATCTGCATCAGGTAGCCTTCGAAGGCCGGGCTGATGAGGCCGAAGATGTTGTCTTCGTCCGTCAGGTCCACGAAGTTGTTGCCCAGGATGGTGCGGGCATGAACCACCATGTCCAGGCTGGCCGTGGCGGCCGACCCGGTGTCGTTGGTGGCGGTGTCCAGCTCCTCGATGATGATGTCGTCCATCTTGCGATTGACCACCGCCATGGTGGTCTCCTGCATGATGCGACGCTGATCTCCCTGAGAAGCGAAGACGTTGAAGTTGGTCTTGCGGACCAGATCGTGCCATTCGCGCAAGGTGCAGGTGTTCTGCGTGTTGTTGTCCGCGCGAGCGGTGATCAGGCCGTTGACGCCACGCGTGGTGGCGGTCGCCGAGCCGGAGTCTGCAACAAGGAAAGTCGCCTCGTTGCCCTTGATCACGGCTTCCTGCACGCAGGTCGCGCGCAGAATGGACTGACGGTCCTCGAAGCCGTGAATGTACTCCTGGCGATACTGGCGCTGAAAAGCCGTATCGGCCATTGCAATTCTCCCCAAAGGGGTTGAACTGCCTTGGCTCCGGTTATCCGTTGGGCTTGGTCAGGGTTGTCCGCAGAAGAATTGCTTATTGCTTGTTGCGGCCTGCGGGGCCGTTCCTTGCCGCCTCGGGGCTTTGCCTTGGCGGGTTTGTGTGCGTCGCTGCCGGGGCCTTACGGGTTGTCCGGCGCACTACGCATTTAGTCTACCTATACGAATATAGGCTAGGCGTCAAGCGCGTTCTTAACGTCCTCTGGATTCCGAGCTACGAAAGACCGGAAAGCCCGCGGGTTGCGAGCCGCATGGGCTTCCACATCCGCGCGGGTGATCTTCTTCTCCCAGACCTCATAGTGCCCCGCCATAACCTTGCGGGAACCCAGGGCGCGAAGGCGCTCCACATTACCGGGGCTGATCTGCTCTATTGTCGGGCCGTCCCGCCCGCCCCTGCCGTCCGAATAGGCGGGCATGGGGATGGCGCCGGAGCACTGACCACAGTAGCGGTCCACCTGGTCCTTGAAGTCTGCCGGCGTCTTGCGCCACCAACCGGGCTCGATGGGATAGCCGCCGGGGCCGTCCATCAGCCAATCGAGGCTCGCGGCGATCTCGCAGAAGAACGCGCCCTTTGGTGTGATCGAAGCCGACCAGTGGGTTTGAAAGCTGCAATTCTCGATCAGCTCGGCACGCAATTCCAGGTCGTCAACGACTTCCTCGATCGCCACCAACAGCGGGGTGTGCTTCCCGTCGTAGGCTACATGATCGTTGTAGTTTATGCGGTCACTATCGAACGTCTCGTAGATGGTTGCCTTATGCTCGCCCCAGCGAAAGCCGGCCGTCCAGAACTCGCGCCGACGTCTGTCGGGAATCAACTCCCGGACCAACGCACAGATATCGGCGAAACGCGGATGAAGCGTCGGCTCGCCCCCCATGATCCCGACCCGGCCAGGGAAGCCATCGAGTGAGAGGATGGCCCGCCGTACAGTATCGAGGTCCATGAAGAACGGCTTGCGGTGGTGGCCGACGTGCCGAGTGCAGTGCCGGCAAGATAGGTGGCACGCATTTGTGACATCGATCTGGATGACGGTGTTTTCATAGATCGGACGCATCAACCGGCTTTCCGCTTCATACGCTCTTCGATCTCGTAGAGCTGGCGAAGGCGCGCCTGTTTCGCGGGCGACTGCCAGTAGTCGTATTTGCGCGACTTCGTATCCGCAGCCTCCATTTCAAGCTGCTTGATCTCATCCGCGATGCTCGTTGCCGCGTCCTGACCCTGATTCGGCGTCACGGTGCCGTGCGGGTTGATCTCCTTGTCGAGGGACGCGAGGAATTGCAGCATTTGCGGATCGTTACCCACCGGGGTTCCATCCGACAGACGAGCGGTGAACAGGCGCTCCTTCAGTCCCTTGGGAGCGTGGGTGTCCAGCAGCGTCGTAATGCCGTTGATGGTGGCGCGAAACTCTGGACCCCATGCGGCCCGCAGTTCGTCCTCAGCCTGAAGACGATGCTGCTTGTCTTGTTCATGGCGCTGATCTTCCTGTGCCTGAAAAACCTGCCAGTAGATATCCAGGCCCTTCGCGGTCTCATCCGGCGTCATGTCGCTTTTGTGGGCGATCTCAAGGAGCCGGTTCACCACGTCCTTGTGATCCTCGGGCACGTCCCGCAGGTTCTCGGGAAGCTTCTCCAGGTAGCCCTCGGGCTTCTCGGGAATGCCCGCCTCGGCCTTCCACTCGCCATAGGCTTTCTCGTCCTTCGGATCGGGACGGGCGCGCTTGAACTCACCGGTATCGACGCGCTGGCGAAGGCCCTGGTAGGATTTCCAGATGTTCGCCGGGTCTTTGAAGCGATTGAGTGTCTTCAGGGCCTCGGCATCGCTGCCCGCGAAACGCTGGCGCCAATCCTCCGGCCATGTCGGAGGGGGTGCCTGGTGCGTATCAGGCCCGCCGCCACCATCGACCAGCGTCTTATCCTCGGCACCGTTCGGCTTGGCGGCAGCCGCAACATTATCGCTGGTCTGGACGTTGCTCGTCTGCGGGGCTGCGTTCGGGGTCTCGGTTTGGGTCTCTCCGGCCATGAGAAGTCCTTATCTTGATGTTGCACAATTTGACGATCTGCGTTCCACAGAACCGTCTGCCCTCGGCAAAGCAGGTCTCGCGTTCACTCTCCGGCCTGAAGGACAGGTCGTAAGTTCCGCAGATCGTCTCGACGACGTACTTGAGCGCCCTCACCTGTTGGTCCGGGTTTGCCTCGCCTCTTTGGAGGGCTTGCAGAGCGAAGGCGTCGGCATCGGCATAATCAGGCGGCGTCCAGGCGGCGCCAGCCGGTTTCTTTTTCGCCACTAGATACCACCGGCTGCCGCGAAGTCCTTGGCCGCGGAACCGAGGTTCCTAACCGCCTCCGTGCCCTCGACCCCGCCAGCCAGGACTGCCTGCATTTGCTCGGCTTCCTGCTTGGCACGAGCCATCTCCTCTAGTTCGGCGTCGTCGCGCGTCCAATCCGCCGGGGTGCCGATGGACTTCAGAACATCCCTGAGTGTCTTGCTGGCGTTCAGCATGGGGATGACGTTCTGATCAAGCTCGGCCGCCTGTACCAGTGCCGCTTTGGCTTCCAGGAACTTCTGACCCTTGCGACGATCCGCGCTCTCATGGAGAGGGGACTCGAATTTGAACTTGATCTCCGAACCCCGAAGAGATTGCGGCAGATCGTCCATCGCGCCGAAAGCACCATTTCTCAACAGGAGGTCGAACGTTTCCTCACAAAGCCCCCCGTTATATTCGAACTCCATCGGCTCGAAGATCGGCATTGCCCTCCGAATCCATTCGGAAATCCGCTGCCCCACCTCGAAGGCCGTCATGTCCTTCACATCGGCAGGAGGGAGACTCAGGCTGTCGAGAAAGAATGCCTTGGCGATGCTGGCCTGGACTCGATCATTCAATTGAAGGGCCATACCTAAACCGGCGGAAGCGCCCGGCTCATAAACTGGTCTCAGCGCTTCACCGAGTCGCTCATCGTATTCCGAGTCGACCCACGTCACACCGCCAGCGAAGAGTTGAACGTCGGAACGGACTGCCTCTTGCGTGGCGACCATGGGCGGATCGGCGAACTTCTCGCCACTCTCCAACAGCGTGCGCGTCATGGCCTGCATGAGCCGCGCATCCGGTAGTGCAGCGGTCACTGCAGGAGACGAGGCATACTGAGACCCGGGGATCGTCACCCACCTTGGAATGACGTAAATTCGGGAGAAGGAACCGACCTCCTCCATCACCCAATTATGAGTTTTGTCGATCCAGACCGACACCCACGGCGTGCGGTATTTCTTGAAGCTCTTTCCCCTCTGTGCATACAGATCCGCATTGATGACGATGTGACAGACATCGATCTTGCAATAGGGGTCTTTCTCCGCCTTGGTCTTGACCTCTGAAGCTACATTGTTCCCGAACGTGTCGATAAGCTGGCGTGCCTCCGGCTTCCACTTGCGGTACACCGCGTCTATCTGACCCTCGCTGCCTTCAGCCCAGGCTACATCGCGCAAGTGCCAACAGCGGTACAGCAAACGGTCGCGGTTGCGGTTCAACTCCACCGAGATAGGACATTGCCCGAAGGTGACGAAACTATGATCCCCTTCCTTCGTGGCACGCACGAAATTCGACTTCGGGTCGTACATGGCTCGCCGCTGAACGCCTGTGGCGAATTCCAGCCAGCTACGAGCAGACTGATCTTCTCGTCGTTCGTCCTCCGCGCGCATGGAGAACCACACACCCGGGGACGTGCTGTCCAGGTTCACCGGACGCAGCAGAGCCGATAGCGAATCCCCAAGTGTCCGTCTGGCGATCAGCGGGTATGACGTGGTGAGATGGTCGGCGAACTCATCGCCCAAGTACCGCGTGATGGTGAAGTCCGCCATCTCCACGTAAAACTCGTTGGCGACTTCCTGCCAAAAAGACTCAAGGGACTTGCGATTGGTGAAAAGCTTGTCGCCGTCCTCTATGAGCTTTTTATGATCATCCCCGACCGCGTATGCCAAGGTCAGCCGCCCAGCTTCTCGGTACCGGACGCATCGCTGAGGATGGTCGACATCACACCGGACTGCGTAGCCGCTGCGGCAGTACGACGCTTGCGCTTCTTGGCCACCACATCCTCAGCGTCAGGCATCGCCGTTACGGGCGGGGGCGCTTCCGGCTCGGGCGGCGGAGGAGGTGCGGCGGGTTGCGCGGGTGGCTTCGGGGAAGAAAACAGCGTTTGGCCGGGAAACTTCATTTCATCATCCTCCAAGCAGCTCTTTCTTTTCTTTCTTCTCTTTCTCGGTCTCCAGCATGCCGAATGCCGTGCCGGGCTTCCCGATCGAGAGAGCCAAATTTTGCTCCATATTACGGAGCGGCTTGGGCACGATCCCAGCACCCGTCCCCTCCTTCCCCCGGATCGCATCGACCATGGGAAGTGGAGAATTGAACGACGGCGGGCGTAGCGCTTTCATCAGCGTGTTGCCGGGGAATCTCATGGGCTTTCCTCAGATGCTGGTAAAGTTGATAGGGCGTTATCGCCCACGAGCGGACGCACAACACGGCTTTACACATACCGACACAGTTGGCGACTGCGAACGGCCCGCGCGGTGCTTCAGTGCCACGCTCCATCTCGATCACGGTAAACCCATGTTCGCGATAGAACGCCGCGAGATCGTAGTCGTGGGCGGCAATCGCCTCGATCTCCGGGATGCCGGCCTTGCCGTCGATCAGTATCCAGTACCGGCCGTCATTGATGGAGCAGAAGACATGCCGGAAACCCGGTTTCAAGAGGCGCGAGAGAAGGCCGTTGCCATGGCCGTGGAACACGACAACCGCATTCACCGCCGCCTCTTCTTGTTCTCATATCCCCGAATGACCTTGGGCTTCTTGTGGCTCTTCGTGAGATCGCGCCACATCTGCCCATGCGTGACGTGCGTGGCACCCGCGCTCCATGCCATGGTCACCGCGTCCCCTCTGTCCGGGGATCTGTGAAGGCGTTTAACGATGTCCTCTTTCGCCTCCACCTTGATCTTGCCCGTACGGGTTTCGAAATGCGGCGACACGAGATCGGCCATCAATTCGCTGTCCGGCGGCAGGGCAATGGGAGAACCACCGGGTTGATCAGGGTCCAAAGCTTCGCGAAAACGCCACCAGGATTCGGCGCGCTTATTATAGAAACCCACCAGCCGATCCGGGTGCGTGCGTGCGGCCGATGCCTCGGCGCCTTTATATCCCGTCACCGGAATATGGTTGGCTTTCAGATGATCGTGCGCGCCACCACCGTAACCTCCGCCCATATCAATTATGATATGCGCGTCGTTCCGGCGATGCTTGAACACCAGCGCGGCGACTTCCGTTCCCCCAGGCGTCTCACTGCCAGGGACAACAATGGGCATGGCAAACCATGCATCGTATCTCGGCGCCAACACGGTGTTGTCCGATCCACCCTGCGCCACGTCCACGCCGATGGCGCACATCGGAGAAGTCGCCGGCGGGTCGCGGGTCCACCGCTGCTGTGCCGCCAGAATCCAGTTTGTCGGGATAACCTGCCACTCGTCGTCTTCGTGGCTGATCATCCAGTTGCCGTCGCGCACGGCAGAGCGAAGCGGTTCGGGCAGGCCGTCCAACTGGGCTCTGTACCCGGTGTCCTTCAGGAACGGGTTATCATCCAACGCAGCAGGAATGAACGTCCGGGACAACGGCTGCACCATGCGCCCGCCGATGTTTACCTGCTCCGGGCCGTCTACCCACAAATCCTCGCCACGGTCATCGGACACCACCCAGCGCAATTCTCCAGGCTTGGCTGGTTTGGGATGCGCCGGATCGAGCCAGGGCGCGAACATCTTCTTGAGCCACGCGCCCTCGGCAATGTTCTCCGGCGGGTTTGTTGCAAGCACGACGCGGCATCGCTGGCCCGGTTCCACGGAGCGCACCCAGCCCATGAGAAAGCGCACTTGGCTTTCCAAGAATTGGGAAGCCTCGTCTATCCCGAGCAGATCGTGCGGCTGGCCTCGCCAATGCTGTTCATCTCCGGGTTGCTTGGCGGCGCCGAAGTCGATAAGTCGTCCGTCTTCGGTCTTCAGTTTCGCGGGAGGCGAGCCGGAGAAGCCTTTTCGAGTGCCGTGCTTCTCCAGGCAATCCTCTGTCAACGCGCCGAGATCGGTATATTGCCGGCGCATCAATAGGGAACGCTTGTGCTTCGTCAGCGCCAGCCCAACCAGGAGGCCACTTTTCCCGCCTCCAGCCTGCCCTCCATACAGCAGTACGTCGGCCTTGCTGTAGAACGCTGCGGATTGCGGGCCGGGAGATGGCGTCCAAACGCCGGAGACGCTCAGCGTAACGCGCTTGATTTCCGCCAAGGCCGAAGGGCCAAGACCCTCCAGCTCAGCGACAAGCGCCTCAATCGTTGTCGCCACGCTTGGCCTTTTCGATCAGTGCCAGAATGAGACGGGCCAACTCTTTAGTGCTCACGTCCTCGAATTCAACCGGACCACCATCATCGCCGACGATTTCCGTCCGCTGCGCCGGCTTGCCTTCCAGACGGTCGCCGATCTCCTTGATGGCCTGTATATCTCCGTCCAAAGCCAGTTCGACGATCTTGTCAGCCATCGCGCGCAGCTTGCGTCGATCGCCGTCTCCAGCCGACTCCATGACGGCGATGCGAAGGGCGTCAGTCCAGAGCTTGTCCGGCTTCCCTCCTCGACTTGGTGTCTTTCTCGCTGCCATGGTTACGTCGGATCGGTCACGCCCCAGCAGTACATTCGACGGTAATACTGGGTTGCGGACTGCTCGCCTTTCAGGTGGTTGATGTTCGCCGCCGCCTGCCCGAGATTCTGGTTGATCTTGTTAAGGTGCGCCTCGCCACCTTTCATCTCCTCAGCCAGCTCCTCGGGCTTCAGCGTGATCTCTTTACCTCCCGCTCTGGCCACGATGTTCCGGATACACAGCAAGGCACCTTCCTGTCGATGAAGGTCGGCCTTCAGGTTCTCGTACTCCGGTTCTTTCTGGGCGATGATGTTGCCCAACCACTTGTGCTTCTTCTCCAGCGTCAAGGCCAGGTGCGTCTCGTACCTGTCCGGATACGGGTTGAGATCGCGCATCAACCCGCATCCGTCAGGGAAGTGAAGGTTGATCCCCACCGCCTTTGCGAGATCGAGGAAGTGCTTACAACCCATATGTTGAGATATGTATTCCTCGCCGGATTCCAGATCGATGCCCCAGCATCCGATATCCGTGGCGCCCTCTTCTATCGCCAGCGCAATGCAATAGGCGATCGAAGACGAGAACCACATGCGGCCGTACTTCTCGTACAGGGCCTCTCGATCGATCACCACGTTGGACGACCAGTCGCCTTGGATTGTTTCGGCCAGCCACTTGGCGTCCTTGCCGTGCGCCCATTCCTCCATCTTGGAAGTCATGGGCCACAGGGTGTAGACGGCGCGCTTCTCTTTCGACAGATCGTTCAGGTAGCCCTTGAAGTCCTCAGGCCATGTACCGTGGATCTCAAACAGCCGATCCCAACCATGGGTGTCCTTTCCACCGGGACCGATGGTCCAGCGATCCCAGCCGTCACCGTTGACCGGCCCCTCCATCCTGGATGGCGTGGTGCCGAAAATGGCGATCTTGCGGCTTGGGACGGGATTCGCAATTGGCGATTTCTCGACAACACGCAGAACACGCTCGGCGCGCTCAAGAACGTCCATCGTGATGGCGTCAGCCGCCGTATGCTCGGCCCACGCCTCTTCGCTGTCTATTTTTGTCATTGCCCAGATTGTCGATGGTTAAGCCTGAATGACCGTGGAGCCGTTCATCAGCCCCCACTTAGTCGCACTGAGGCCACGTAGGACAAGAGCCTGGCCGGCGAGGTTGGCGTCAGTCAGCGTCAGCGTGGTCGAGCCGGCAGTGCCTCCGCCGATCTTCGAGAACACCTGCGATGTGGAGGTGCCGCCGAAGGTCAGCGCCGAGCCGGAAGACACGATGTAGATTTCCTTGCTGAGGCCAGCCACGGGCGCACCCAGCAGGAACGTCGCGGCCGTGGCGGTGGTAGCGATTACGGACACGCCGTAATTGAGCAGCGTCGCGCCGCCGGTGGACGCGATGGTTTCGAGCATGCCGCTGCCCCACATCTGAGCAGCAGCTACCTGGGCGGTGGACTCGCCCGCGCTTGCGAGCAACCCACCGGTGGACGAAAGCCCGAGGCGGCGACCGTGAATCGAAGTCCGCATGGTGAACATGACGGTTTCTCCTTGCCATTGCTGTTGCGTAGGAGGCCGTCCCAGCGGCCGGTTAGAACGCCAGTTGTTTCTCTATCTGGCGCTTGTTGTCTCTGTAGGCCGCGAGGCCCACCGCGCTCTCTCCGGGACGCGGCAACACGTAGGCCGTCACCTCCGGGAGATATCCCATGCGAACGCCGGCATTTCTCATGCGGCGCTGCAAGTCGGTGTCGTTAACCCTGTCGTAAGTCTTCCGCCAGCAGTCGATATTGTAGCGGAAGAACTTCAGATACGACCTGTACAACCAAGTCTGTGTACCGCCCACCTTCACGCCGTCCAGATCGTAAGGAGCAATCGGCCCGACATGCGTCGCGTGCGCAGATGAGACGAACTCGTAGTTGCCTCGGATCGCGAAGTTCAGCAGCTTTTCCAGGTGATCCGGCGTCCAACTGTCGTCGTCATCGATTCGAGCGATCCACTCGCCGCGACATTCCTTCAGCGCCGCGTTTGCCGGAACCACCGGACCCGCCAGCCAATGGTTCTCCGCTGTCGGCGGGTAGGTACGTGTCCTCGGCACCTCGATAACCCTGAGGCGCGGGTCGTAGCCAGCCAAACGTTCGGCCGTTCCATCCGTGCAGCCGTGCGCGGCAACGATGATTTCGATGTTGCGGTACGTCTGCGCCTTCACGCTTGGAAGAGCACGGGACAGGAGAAGGTCGATACGGTTGTGAGTCGGTACGTAGACGCTAATCAACGATGTAGTTGATGGCGCCCGGCTTTGTGTCAAGCGGGCCAGCCAGACGCCGCACGGTTCCGTCAGGCAGTACCGCATACTGCAGCCCGCGCATATCATCCTGTTCCACACGCGCCTCCTCCATGCGTGAACGAAAGTAGTCGATGGTTTTTACGAGCCCCTCGCCAAGCCCAATTTCCGGGTCCCAGTCTAAATACATCTGTGCCCTTGTGATATCCGGGCATCGTTTCATTGGATCATCTGTTGGCAGCGGGGAATGATTGATAATCCCATGAGCGTCAGTGAGTTGGCACACCAAAGAGGCCAGATGAGACATACTAACCTCAAATTGATTCCCCAAATTCACCGGGCCCGTCACTTCGTCCGGGCTCTCCATCAACCGGACAAGCCCCTCGACCGTGTCATCAACGTAACAGAATGAACGCGTCTGGCTGCCGTCGCCGTAGATCGTCAGCGGCTCGCCGCGCAAGGCTTGCACAATGAAATTCGACACCACCCGCCCATCGTCCTCCGCCATACCTGGGCCGTAGGTGTTGAATATCCGTGCAACCTTGATGCGCGTACCGTACTGGCGGTAGTAATCAAAGAACAAACACTCGGCGGCGCGCTTGCCCTCGTCATAGCAGGCACGAGGCCCAGTGCAATTCACGTTGCCCAGGTAGTCCTCGCGCTGCGGGCTTACCAAAGGGTCGCCGTAGACTTCGCTGGTGGAGGCCAGCAGGACTTTGGCGCTATGGCGCCTTGCAAGACCCAGCACATTCCTGGAGCCCATGACATTGGCCAACATGGTGCTGATCGGGTCGGCCTGGTATGCCTTCGGGCTGGCGGGGCACGCGAGATGATAAATCTCATCGTATTTTTTTTCGCATGCCCAGAAGCTATCATTACTCAAGTGAATCCACTCATCATCGCCATCGAGCATCACGGCGAACTCGTCAGGCCAGAAATTATCGCAGTCAGCGCCGGACGACACATCGCCATAGACAATGACCTGCGCCAAGTCGGCCCGGTGTCGACCAGTACTGAAATTGTCCAGCACCGTGACGTGGTGCCCCTCGCCCACCAGCCGCCGGCACAGATGCGAGCCGATGAAGCCCGCGCCGCCTGTTACGAGAATCCTCTTCATGCCGCCGCCCTCAGCGAAACCTGAGGCCCACGAAACCGCTCGATCGCCGCATCAAGCGCCTCGCGATCCATGCCGAGATAGTCCAAGCACTCGGTCAGGTGGCGGGTTGGGAACTCGCCGTCATACCGCTTGACAAGCGCCAGGGCCTCGTCACGGTCGATTTCCCCGTCTCGTATTTCGTGAGCGGCATCACTGGTGCAGCGGCCGATGCCAAACTTGACGTAGGCCATGTAGTAGTGCAGCCCATCCAGCTTGTCGTCCAGGCTCGCATACTTGCTATAGGTGCCCTCGCTGCGCTCCTCGTTGGGTTCGAAGCCCGTGCGCTCGCAAGCTGTGTAGAAATTGCCCTGCGGATGCCAGGGCAGATAGTAGCCAAGCCAGTGGAATTCCGGCCGATCCTCGGGCAGACCGTAGAAGGGCGAGAGTGCGTAGGCGTCTTCATCGGTGATGGCGCCCAAATCTCGGCCGATCTTCAACAACCTCTCGATCGCAGCGCCCTTGTGGTAAACCCTATCCCAATCCTCGGCCGACCAGCATGGCTTGTCGTTGGCGCTCGGGTCGCCCCCATATTCCGCCTCTCCATTCTCACCATAAAAAACCAGCGTCACGCCATTCATCGCCGCGACGTGCATGGGCCAGCACAGTTGTCCATAGGTGAAGGGCTGGAACGGATCGCCGTAGAACTCGAAGGCCAACCGGGCAAGCTTGCGATGCAACAGACCATTAGGCTGCATCGTCACCGTGTCGAATCCTGAATGGATGAAACTCTGCCAATTACGCTCACCTACGTCCGTCGTCATGAACGGGGCGAAGCGGGCGCACAGCGGGTTCATGCCGTAGTCGCGCAGCGTCGTGGCCACAAAGCTGCTGTCCTTCCCTCCGGAGGCAGGGACGATGCAGTCATAACCGGCCACGGCGCCTGAGCTTCTGTGCCGATCCAGCAAGTCGCGCAGCTGCTGTTCACGCGCCGCCCAGTCGATACCGTTACGCTTGCGCTCGGCATAACGACAGGCTGAACACACGCCCTCGTCATCGAACACAATGCGGGGGCGTTGATTCGTCATGACACAGCGCGTGCACATCTGAACCGTCGCGGGCCGCTCCTGGGGGTCCAGATTGCGGGCCTCGGAACGGATGCGCTGCTCTACGTCGTCACTCCACAGGTTCGGATACATGCTTTGTCCCAGCGGTTAGGCTTTGGTAGTCGAAGCAGACAGAGCACAACGGCCCGCCGTATTCCTTCTTCGCGAGGCGTCGGCGGTAGTCCTCGATCTGCGGGTGGCGCCACATCTCAGCGATGGGCGTTTCGTTGACGTTGCCCAGATAGGTAACGCCTGAATAATCGTTACAGCAGACCCTTACCGAGCCGTCCGCGTGGATCGACAGCTTGTCGAACACCTCAGGGCAAGGATCGGGATGCCGCCTCTCTACCGTCTGCAAGCCCGCCAGCCGTTCAAGCATGGCTTTCTCGGCAGGCTTGAGCCGGACGGCTTTCATGTCCATGAAGTCGAACGTGGTGTGTCCTATCGACAGATGATCGACCAGCGGCTCTAACCGTGCGCGAAACTCGGCAACCTGTTCCTCGGATTCGTAGGTGATGGATGTTGACGCCGCGATGTACGGCAGCTTCCTGTCCCGCCTCGCCTCGCGCATCACCTCGATAGCCCGGATCATGCCCTCGAAGAAGTCCGTCCGACGCATCTCAAGGTAGGACTGACGATCAACGCCTTGGAATGAGAGTTTGATGCTCGACAGCCCGACCCCGACCAGCGCCGCCGCCATCGTCGGACTCAACTTCGATCCGTTGGTGTTCAGATGAGTGAGCAGGCCGTGAACATGAGCCCACGATACGTAGTCAACCACGCGCGGGTGTAGCAACGGCTCGCCCCAGCCAATGAACCGCAGCGCCGCGTCATGTTCCCCGGCCTCCGTCACGATCTTGTAAATCGTCTCATCGGCCATGAACTCGGCTTTCCTGCCGAGCGACTTGTTGCCCGTGGGACATTGCAGACAGCCGAAATTGCACGCGCTCGTCAACTCAACGTCCAACATGCGCGGGAAGTCAGGCAGGCTGTCCCATTTCTCCTGAGACGTGCCGTTGTTGAACGTGTCGTACAACGACTGAAGCGGATTCACCTCGGCGCCCACTCGTCATTCGCCTTCGTGTAATCTTCCCACCTACCGCAGTCGAGCCAGTAACCCTGGATCGGGTAGGCCGCCACCTTGTCCAGCCGATCGATCAACTCCGGCATGCCGAATGCTCCCTCGGGTGCATGGTCCATTGCTTCTGGGTTGAGCACGTAAACCCCGCCGTTGATCAGATAGTTCTCAATCGGCTTCTCGCGCATCCTGACAAGCCTGTTGTCCTCCACATCCGCGACGCCGAACTCCACCTGATATTGATGAAGTGCAAGGCATACCGTGGCCTGACATCGCTCCTGAGCGTGGAACGACATGAGATGCCCGTAGCTCAACCTTGTGAGCACGTCGGCGTTACACACAATGAACGGTACATCGAATTTTGGTAGAAGTCGGAGCGCCCCGCCCGTCCCGAGCGGCTTTTCCTCGTGGGTGTACTTGATCTTCACCCCAAGCCGTTCCCCGTTGCCGAAGTGCTTCTCGATCAGGTCCGCCTTGTAGTGGACGCACAGCCAGAACCGCTTAAAGCCCTGATCCCGGAAGCCTTCGATAATGCTCTCTACCATCGGCTTGCCGCCAACGGGCAGGAGCGGCTTCGGAGTATGCTGCGTTAACGCGTGAAGCCTTTCCCCCCGGCCTCCGCACATTAAGACTACCGGGGTCACACTACTTCAAAGCCCTTCAGCCGGTTGTTCAGGTCGCGCAGATCGTTGTGCAGCTTGGTCTCGCGCGCGGCCAACGTCTCATCGCGCCGGTTGAGGCTGTCGTTGTACGCTTCGAGCTTCTTGGCGCGTTCAGCCAGCGCCGCCGCCTCAGTCTTCTGCTTGGCCTCCACGGCGTTCAGCTTGGCCTCGCGTTCATCGAGTGCCTTGCCCTGCGCGTTCAGATCGGCTGTCTTACGATCCAGATCGGCGCTGGCCCTATCGAGCTGCGCGCGCCTGCCATCGAGCGCCTTCTGTGCCTGACTGGCCTGTTTGGCGAACTCGGCGCGATCTGCATTCAGCTTGGCCTGGGCCTCTTCGACTACGGCCTTGACTTCCCACGCGTCGTGTTCCTGCTTGGCCGCCTCTTCCCTGGCCGCGCGAGCTTTGGCCTCCGCTTCCTGCCATGCATCAATGAGCGGCTGCACTTTTTCCGGCTGGCGCACCATCAAGGCGAGCACGTCGACCGGGACGTCGGAATAACGGGGTGTGGTGCGAGCAGGCATTATTCAGCCCTCACATGCCGTAGCCAAGAGTCACATTTACCGTGACATCTGTCGAAGACACGATGGCGATATGCGTCTGGCCCGGGTTGGCCCTGAATGTCTCGACCGTGCCACCCAGGATCAGGATGCCACCCGAAGACGTCGCCACGGCCGTCGTGGTACCGAAGACCACTGAGTAATCGTCCGCTGCCTTGCTCGACAGCCTGACGGCTCTTCCACTCGGTCCCTGCCAAACACGATTGGTGTCCGAGCTTTCGAATGCGAAGAACGCACTCGTGCCGGTCCCCGTGCTGTTGAAGGCCGGCTCCGTGCTGTTCACGGGATAGAAGCTGAACGCGCCGCGCTGCGACATAGCGGACTCCCTAGTTGAACCGGCGCTTGCGTGCGCGCAGTCTACGCTTGCGATAGACGAAACCTTCGGCGTCCCCGCTCACCGGTGGCGCTGCTTGTGTGACAGCCAGCCCTGAATAGCCCCAGCCGGCCTGTTGCCTCAGGGTTGGCGAATCCGAACCTGGGGTTACGGTAGGTGCCGCAAGCCCCGTCACCAACCAGGCGGCAGAGCGGCGTTCGGCAGGCGTCATTTGACGGACGTAACGCCCTGCAGGAAGCGAACCTTGCTCTCAAGGGAACTGCTGGGCACCCCAAGAGACACCTCTAGCCGCGCACATAGCCGCATTGCCCGAAATGCAAAGAACGCGGCAACCAACGCTGCAACGGCAGCGATTACCGCCGCAATCTGTGCTGTCATAGCCGCTGTTTCCGAGCGTCTAACTCACGAGATAAAGCACGCGTTATCTCGTGAAGCTCGACAGTTTCTTCTTCCGTAAAAGCCGGAAATCCGAGCTGCGCTAAACGCATTGCCCGAAACACATCGGCCGAAACTGACTCGAATAGTACAGCTGACGAGGGCCGCCGAAGGTCCATCCAGCGCTCCCGAAGCAAACCAGCGCCCGCCTCAATCATGGCGGGCGTCACCTCGATCTTAAATTCGTCTGTCATAGCCCACCCCCTACGTGCTGGTAGAGGCCACGGCCTCTGCGTACACGCCAGTTGAACTGGTGCTGTCCTGGCTCAGCGTCTTGCCGAACAGGAAGGTATCCGCTGCCCCATAGAACGTCTTGGCCGAGCTGCTGACGCGCAATGGGTTGCGCAGTCCCGAATAGAGATAGCGGCCCATCGTCACGAGACTGGCGGCCGTGCTGGGAACGCCGGTCGGCTCTTCGTAGGTGTCCGTATTGATCGCGTCCACCACCTCGGCATTGACCTGGACTGCCGCCGTTGTGCTAAGGCTGATTACACTCGCAACGCTGGCTATGGCGCTCGCGGTTGAGACGCTGACGGCATTGGAAACGCTGGTAACGCTCGTGATCGTCGCCGCGGTAGAAACATCTACGGCCGT